AAAGCCATGACAGCAGAGCTTAGTGTGGAGCTGATTGAAGCAATCCTTTATGCGGATGACGGGGCATCTGAGGTCGTGAAGGAGTTTAAGAGTGGATCTCTTAGCTTAGGGATTGATGATATTGGGTCCTTGGTAGCACAGGATTTGACGGGCTGTAAAATCGACAGCAACAATGTAGTGGTATCAAGGAGTGAAGATGGCGGAAGTCCTGTGGCCATAGGGTTTCGTGCCAAGAAGGCCAACGGAAAATATCGTTATTTTTGGCTTTACAGGGTCATCTTTAGCGTTCCTGCCACAAGCCTTGCTACAAAAGGAGACTCTATTACCTTTAGCAGTCCCACCATAGAAGGAACAGTATTCAGACGAAACAAACTAGACGGTGAAAGCAAGCATCCTTGGAAAGCAGAAGTCACTGAAGGGGACAATGGGGTAGCACCATCTACAATTACAAGTTGGTTTGCTTCAGTGTATGAACCAGACTTTACAGCCGTAACCCCAACCATTACCATCTCAACACAACCAGCAACTCTCACAGAGGTCACTGAAGGTAGTATCACAGGAAGTCTTTCTGTTGTGGCAAGCTCCAACACTTCAAATCCTGTGACGTATCAGTGGTATGAAAATACCATCGATAGCACCACTGGCGGTACTGTTATCAACGGTGAAACTTCTGCGAGCTTTGATATTCCAACGGATCTTTTGGCAGATACCTATTACTACTACTGCATCTTAAGTTCTAGTGGTGCAGAAAACGTAACGACCACAGTGGCTACTGTTGTTGTTTCTTAATGGGAGGGTTGATTATGGCAGAAACTAAAGCAAAGATTGATGAGGCATCTGAAGAAAGAAGTACCATCATTGATATTGGTGGCACCGAGTTTAAAATGATTCTGACCACCAAAGCTACAAAGGAAATTGCCAAGCGCTATGGTGGTCTTGAAAACTTAGGCGATAAGCTCATGAAAACCGAGAACTTTGAAATGGCGCTCGAGGAGGTGGTTTGGCTTATTACGCTTCTGGCGAACCAATCCATCCTGATCCACAATATTAGGAACAAGGATGATAAGAAAGAACTTCTCACAGAAGATGAAGTGGAGCTTCTTACCACTCCCTTTGACCTGGCTAATTACAAGAATGCCATTATGGCCAGTATGATGAAAGGCACAAAAAGGCATGTGGAGAGTGAAGACTCAAAAAACGAGGTGGTCGGGTAAGTGATGAACAAGTCTTTACCCGACTTATCTACTTTGGAACAGTCCATTTAAGGCGTTTAGAAGATGAAGTGTGGCTTATGCCCATTGGCTATTTGATGGACCTTTGGGAGTGTCATAAGCAATTTACCGGAATATCGAAACCGAAACAAGAACGCTATATCGATGAAATAATACCGGAATTTTTATAGAGAATGTACTAGTTAGGCACCTACATTGGTGTCATTTTTTATGCCCCAAAGGAGGTGAACGCTATGTCGGACTTCGGCCTGAAAATCGGTGTTGAGGGCGAGCGTGAAGTGCGTCCAGATAGGGCGTAGTGAAAAGTAGAAATGATGGTACTACCCCTCAAGGTAACGAGGGAAACAACCTGCCTAACCGAAAGGCGAAAGCTGATACGGGAACATAGCACGGCAGGAAAGCGGTGAGTTGTCCAAAGGCAATCGGGCAAGACTGAACCGCAATGTTAAGCAGATACGAGGATAAAACTGGGTTTGTTTAAGGCAAGTTTCGAGTTTTCATTTCGCCCTGAACGTGGGAAAGTGCCTGTCACCCACGGTGTGAGTACAAACGTAGAAATTCTTGATGCGTTTGGTTGCCGAAAAACTCACACAACGCGCCGGAGAACCGGTAGTAAAGAAACGAAAGCATATCCGACAATCTGCATACCAATTCACTACGTTAACTGGAGATACCCTAAACGGAAATGCCATAAAAGGCTATAGCCACAGGGCTTGAAAATTCCGCATGGGTACGGAGCCGTCATAGTAGTTTGAGAGGGATAATGCCCCTTACATGGCGAAGGACGGCAGTTATTGTGTACCAAAAAAAGAACGTTGATTAGGGAGGAATACCTCAAATGAAACCAACAACTGAAATTTTGGAAAATGTCAGAAAAAACTCAAGCAAAAACAAGGAAGAAGTATTCACAAGGCTTTACCGTTATATGCTTCGTCCAGATCTTTATTATTTAGCCTATAAAAACTTATACTCAAACAACGGAGCGGCTACAAAGGGAGTGAATGATGATACGGCAGACGGCTTCAGTGAGGAGAAAATCCAAAAGATAATCAAATCACTTTCTGATGAAAGCTACATGCCAAATCCTGCCAGAAGAACCTATATTCAAAAGTCTAATGGCAAAATGCGACCTTTGGGGATTCCAACCTTTACAGACAAACTGATACAGGAAGTCTTAAGAATGATTCTAGAATCGGTATATGAACCAATATTTCTTGATTGTTCTCATGGTTTTAGACCGAAAAGAAGCTGTCACACGGCATTGAAAGACTTGAAGAACCAATTTCACGGTGCGAGGTGGTTTGTAGAGGGAGACATTAAAGGCTGTTTTGATAATATCGACCACGGAAAACTGGTTGAGGTTATCAATTCCAAAATCAAAGACGCCCGGCTAATAAAGCTAATATGGAAACTCGTAAAAGCAGGTTATGTTGAAAATTGGCAATATTACGGAACGCATAGTGGCACCCCGCAGGGGGGTATTGTTTCGCCAATTTTTTCAAATATTTACCTACATGAACTGGATAAGTATGTGCTGAAATTAGCTGATAGTTTCGAAAAACCAAGAGAAAGAAAGTACACACCTGAATATGGAAAACTAGCAAGTCAGCTTGAAATGATTAGAAGAAAGTTAAAAGTAGCAGAAGGCGAAGAACGCGCTAGATTGATTGAGCGCAAAAAAGTCCTGCGAAAGGAACTTCTAAAAACTCCTAGCAAATCTCAAACGGACAAGCGACTTCGCTATATCCGTTATGCAGATGACTTCATTATTGGTGTGTGCGGCAGCAAGGAAGATTGCCAAGAAATTAAACAACAATTATCGAAATTTATAGGCGAAACCTTGAAAATGGAACTCAGCGAGGAAAAAACGCTCATTACCCACAGTAACACTAAAGCAAGATTTTTAGGCTATGATATTAGGGTCAGACGTAATAACAATACTATCAAACACGGAAGCTCATCAAATTGCACCAAACGGACACTCAACAATATGACAGAGTTAACAATCCCGTTTGATGATAAGATAATGAGATTTCTATTTCATAACAAAATAGTGGAGCAAAAAAATGGAGAAATAAAGCCAATTCATCGCAGAGGATTATTGCGGTGTACGGAACTCGAAATCGTGTCAACTTACAATGCGGAACTTAGAGGGATATGTAACTATTATTCTATGGCAAGTGATTATTGCAATCTGAACTATTTTGCCTATCTGATGGAATACAGTTGCCTGTTAACTCTTTGTTCAAAGCATAAATGCACCATTGGTAAAATCAAAGAAAAATACAAAGATGGACAAGGTAAATGGTGTATACCATATGAAACGAAGCAAGGGAGAAAGAGCCTTTACTTTGCGGAATATATGGAATGTAAGAAAGCAAAAAATCCAAGCGACAAAATCACGAATGTTGCTGTGATGAACAAGACCACACGAACAACTTTCGAGAGTCGATTATCAGCAAAAACATGTGAACTATGCGGTACGACTGAAGCAAAACATTATGAAATTCATCATGTCCATAAGGTGAAGGACCTAAAAGGTAAAGAACCATGGGAACAAGTGATGATAGCCAAAAGACGAAAAACCATAGTGTTATGCCAAGAATGTCACCGTAATATTCATAATCAATGAGTTTTTTTGACGGAACAATAATGGAAAGCCGTGTACTCCGAGAGGGGTAAGCACGGTTTGGGGAGAGGACTGGGCAAACCTACCGCAGAAATGCGACAAGGCGGCTCTTTCCTACTCTACTTTAAGAGCTCACTTCGAGATATCAATCAAACATTTAAGGTGCTGGGTTCTGAAATGAATCTGGTCACTTCACAGTTTGATAAGCAAGATAAATCCATCAAGGCGATTACAGCAAGAAATGAAGTTTTAAATAAAGAGATCGACGCTCAGAAAAACAAAGTATCTACCCTTGAAGCCGCTCTAAAAAATGCTGCTGAGTCCTTTGGGGAGAATGACAAGCGAACAAAAGCCTGGCAGATTCAACTGAACAATGCAAATGCAGACCTGAATAAAATGGAAAAAGAGCTGGATGACAACAATAAGGCTCTTGATGCAGCCAGTGATGGGTTTGATGATGCTGGTAAAGAAGCAGACAAGTTTGGGGATGAAATCAAAGACTCTGCAAAAGTAGCAGATGATTCCGGTAGTAAGTTTGAAAAGCTAGGCTCAGTTATGAAAGGCGTGGCTGCAGGGATTGGCGTTGCCATGGCTGCCATTGGAACTGCAGCGGTAACTGCAGGTAAAAAGCTCTATGATATGGCAAATGAGGCAGCTGCTGCAGGTGATGAGATCGATAAGGCCAGTCAGCGAATCGGTCTATCCAGAAAAGGCTATCAAGAGTGGGACTATGTTCTTTCCCAAAATGGAGCCAGTATCTCTTCACTAGATAATGGAATGAAAAAACTCAATAACACCGTGGATGATGCCATCAATGGGAGTTCCTCAGCCACAGAAAAGTTTCAGCGTCTTGGTATATCTATGGAAGACCTGCAAGGTAAATCCCGAGAAGAAGTCTTTGAGATGACCATAAAAGGTCTTCAGGGCATTTCAGATGAAGGTGAAAAAGCAGCCATTGCCAACGACCTTTTAGGAAATGCTTCGGTGGAGTTATCCGCTCTTTTAAACCAGACCGCTGATAGTACAGAGGATTTGAAGAATAAAGCCAGCGAGCTTGGTTTGGTGATGAGTGATGAATCGGTGGATGCAGCAGTGAATTATACCGATGCGATGGATAATCTCACCAGGTCTTTTACCGGGGTAAAAAACAATATCACCTCGCAGCTCCTTCCAGGCTTCACCATGGTGCTTGATGGTTTGACGGGCCTCATCACTGGCCAAGAAGGAGCTGCTGAGCAGTTAAAAGAAGGAGCTAGGCAGACGGTTGAACAGATCGCCATCATTCTTCCTCAAATTCTGGAAGTGGTCACAGGGCTTATTTCAGCCATTGCAGAAGTGGCTCCAGATTTAATCATAGCCCTTGTGAATGGAATTTTGGATAACCTACCTACTCTAATTGAAGCAGCTACCAATATCATCATGACCATTGTGGGTGGACTGATTGAAGCTTTACCACAGATTACTGAAGGAGCGCTTCAACTGGTTCTAACCTTGGTAGGGGGTATCATTGCCAATTTACCGGCTCTTGTGGAAGCAGCCCTTGTCATGATTGTGACTTTGGCAACTGGCCTTGGGGATGCCCTGCCGGAACTCATTCCTTCTATTGTAGAAGCAGTGATTCTTATTGCCACAACATTAATCAACAATCTGGATTTGGTACTGGATGCAGCTTTTCAGATTATCAGTGGTTTGGCACAGGGTATTTTAAACTCGCTACCTACATTGATTCAAGCCTTACCACAAATCATCAATAGCATCATTACTTTCATAACAACCAATCTACCAAAGATCATCGAGATGGGTGTAAATCTGACGGTTCAATTGGCAGCCGGACTCATTCGTGCCATCCCTCAATTAGTGGCACAGCTACCTCAAATTATTACAGCCATCGTTACGGGCTTAGCCAGGGCTGTTCCAGCCATGATGGATGTTGGTAAGAATATTGCGCGAGGACTGTGGGATGGAATTGCTTCAATGATCAGCTGGCTGAAAAATAAAGTCAGCGACATGGTGGGCGGTATTGTTAAAGGGGTCAAAGGCGTACTTGGCATTCGCTCACCTTCAAAAGTCTTTGCTGGTATTGGTTCCAACATGGGTGAAGGTATTGGAGAGGGCTTCGAAAAAGCCATGGGCGATGTTGAAAAAGATATGCAAAACGCTATACCTACAGACTTTGACCTAGACCTAAACTCGGAGGTTACAGGAAGCCTTGGTGGCTCTGACGGAGCAGTCTTTGATGTAACTATCCCTCTTACCATTGACGGTAATGTGCTAACAAGAGTTATTGCCCAGCTTCAGTGGAACCAAAATACCGTCACAGTTAGAAACCTTGGTGTGGCAGGAAGTTAATAGAAAGGAGGCGGTCCCTTGATTGAAATTTACGCAGGAGCAACCATGATTCAGTCCGTTAAGAAAGTCATCAGCTCAAACATTAGAGAAACCTTAGAGGGGGAATTTACCCTCTCATTTACTGTTATGGCGAAGTCTGCATTGGCTTTGAAAACTAGGCAAATTGCAAAACTAGATAATCAGTATTTTGAACTGGTCCAAATCAGTAAATCAATTCAAGGGAGCCTACCGGTCTGCTCTGTTCTTTGTGAGCATGTGTCTTATCTTTTGAACCATGAAATGTATCAAATAAGCAGTTTCGACTTCACGGGTGATCCTTCAGCAGGATTATCCCAGCTCCTTGCAGGCACTCCCTTTTCAGCTGGGATTGTGGATTTTACAGAGAGTGTCACGATGAAAATCAACCAGAAGGTTTCTAGGCGAGCTGCCCTTATGCAGTACATCGCCATTCTTGGTGGTGAAATCCAGTACGATGGTTATAGCATCAATATTCGAAGCCATAGAGGCTCCACTGAATATATCCCTGTGATGGGTTCAAAGAATGTTACAAACGTGGCTGTATCCCACGATTCAAGGGAAAACGCATCATCCTATGACATTTCCTTTTTCAAACTGATGGATTTGGCTGTTGGTGATAATGTTCACATCATCTTCAATCCATTAGGTATCAATGTGAAAACCAGGATCATCTCACTTGAGTACAACCCATTTTATAGATTCAATATCCGTGTTGAGGTGGGAAGATACAGACCAAGTATCTCAGATACCTTCTATCGCATAGAAAACTCTATCTCTAATGTTGGAAGCTCCGTGGATGATCTTCAAAACCAGGTCTATGACTTAGGAGTATCCTACACCATTGTAAAAACACTGTCGGTGGTTGATAACAAAATCAATGTGACCTATGAAGTGGAAAAGGGAGATACCCATCAGTATCACGCCGAGTACAGCTTCACCACAGATTCCAGTGGCAGAATCACCAGCATCACCTTAGAAGATATTTTCTCAGAGCTTCTCCTTAAAGAGGTTTCTTCGCTTCTGATTGATGCTGCAGCCTTTGAAGTAACCTATGCCGATGGCTCAACTGGAAGCTACACCTACTCCACTGATTCCAGTGGAAGAATCACCGCCATCGAGAAAGTTTAAGGAGGAAAGCCATGAGCTATGATCGTAATTTTAATAACACCTTGGCCATCTGGACAGCTTTTGGTGGTAGAGGCAGCATCGTCCTTCCTATTCCTACCTTAAGCTGGACCAAGAAGTACTATAACAATTTTGGTTACACCCAATACGGTAGTGAAAGGCAGATCAATGTCTATGATAACGGAAGCGCTCAGATTGCAGTTTATTACGCCAAGACTCCTTATATGTCCTACTGGAACAAGACTACAATGCAGTGGACCATTGTCAGCGTTCCTTGGTGGAGCTATGGTCAACCGGAGATTCTCTATGCCGCCAATGGCGTGTTTATTGCAAAAATCGTGGGACTTGCCAATGTTATTGCTTCCTTTGATGGTATCACTTGGCACAATGCTGGGTATTGTCCGGGCGCTTATAACGCCATGACCTGCGGAGCTTATGATATGAACAGAGGCTCTGGTATTGTCAGTTGGTGGTATTATAAGTCACCAGTTTATTACAGCTTCGATTCCTTAGAAGAAAGAACCGCCTGGACCTTGGTCGGATCTGATGGAACTTCGGTACCGATCTTTAAATACCTGACCACCCATAAAGGAAACTTTGTCGGCGTGGTTGGCGGGGATAAATCCATTGCAAGAGCAAGTTCAGCCAGTCCTGGTCTTTGGACCACGACGATTGCAGAAGATCTAAATGACACCCGTTATATGTTCATTCGGTCCGTCAATGACGTCCTCTTTGTAATGAAGTTCAACTACACCAATATTGGCGGTGATTACACCTATTATGTGAAGCTCTGCGTGATGAATGACGATGCCACTCAGATTACAGAGACCAATCTTTCCTGGGTAGGAGATCTGGCCAACAACAACATCCCTAATCCAAGAAACATCATCTGGATGGAGGACTGGGGCAAGTTTGCACTTCTAAAAGAAAGTATGCTCTGCGTTTCCAATGACGGACACTATTGGGAGGGTGTTGAGCAGCCAGGCTTCACAACAAGCCAGTACGATACCTTCGACGGTGCCATGTATATTCCGGGAGACGGTTTCTATGCGAAGGCCAGTGGCTATGTTTATTATGCTCCTTACTAATTGAAGCCTATTTCTATCAGATTATGACGCTCTTATCCGGGCGTCTTTTTATATACAAATATTTATGAAAGCGAGGAAATTACATGAGAGATATTTGGACATTTATTCAAATGGTCTTTGCTGCCATAGGTGGTTGGCTTGGCTGGTTTCTCGGAGGTTACGATGGATTTTTATATGCCCTAATCGCCTTTGTGGTGATTGACTATATTCTTGGAGTGATGTGCGCCATTTTGGAGAAACACCTATCCAGCGATGTAGGTGCTCGGGGCATCTTCAAGAAAGTGGTGATCTTCTCCCTTGTAGGCATTGCCCACATTATTGATCAGAACATTATCGGAGATGGTGGTGCCATCAGAACCGCAGTTATCTTCTTCTATCTATCCAATGAAGGAATCAGCATCATCGAAAACTCAACAAGAATCGGGCTTCCTGTACCAGAGAAACTTAAAGAGATTCTTGAACAGCTAAAAGACGGTGGAGATAAAGATGGGACAAAGTAATGAGTGGCCATCTTGAAGGAGGAGAACAATGAACCTTAAAAAACTAATCCTTACAGAAAATGAATGTTATAAAGCAGGTAGGAAAATCAAACCCAAAGGCATCATGGTCCATAGCACTGGGGCCAATAACCCCTACCTTCGTAGATATGTTGGACCCGATGATGGCCTCCTGGGGGAGAACCAGTACAATAATCATTGGAACCAACATAGACCCAGTGGTAGACAAGTTTGTGTCCATGCCTTTATTGGAAAGCTAAAAAATGGTACCGTCGCTACCTATCAAACCCTGCCATGGGATCATAGAGGCTGGCATGCAGGAGGTGACGCCAACAACAGTCATATCGGATTTGAAATCTGTGAAGATAATCTGTCCGATGCGTCTTACTTCAATGCAGTTTATAAAGAAGCCACGGAGCTTTGTGCTTACCTTTGTAAACTCTATGACCTGACGGAGAAAGATATCATTGGCCACTACGAAGGTTATCAAAAGAAAATCGCCAGCAATCATGGAGATCCTCGGCACTGGTTTTCTAGGCATGGTAAGAGTATGGATACTTTCAGGGCTGACGTTAAAAAGCTACTTACGATTCCTGCAGCTTCCACGCCACCGACTAAGAAGCTGTATAGGGTTCAGGTTGGAGCTTATAGCGTTAAGTCCAATGCCGAAGCAATGCTGGCCAGAGTAAAAGCTGCAGGCTTTACGGATGCCTTTATTAAAATTGAATAGCCAATCATCATGCCCTTGGAGGTTTTAAACTTCTGAGGGCATTATTTTTTTTGTTATTTTACAAAACCGTCAGATTTCCATCCATCTCATGGCTACCAGATAGAGGGGAACAAATAATGACCCTTCAGAAAGAGGTGATGGATATGAAACACAACCTGAAGATCAGTGTTTCAAAAATGCCACAGACAGGCGGAATCGTTACTTGCCGTAATGTCACCGTAAGGGAGCGCATTCTACGTTTCCTCCTTGGAGATAAACAGCGTGTAACGATTCTTATTCCGGGAGATAGCGTCCAGGAACTTGCTATCTGTGAGACTACGAAAGGAGGAAATGAACTTGAGCAAAATAAAGTTACTGCTTGATGTGGTAAGTGACATGCGAAGCCTTGCAGACAGCATAGAAGTGGTTTGCAATGCAATGACAGAAAGCGATGCTGCACCTGAAGAAGTGCCTGTCACAAAGTCGGAAACAGCAAAGGAACCTGATATCCCACTTGAAAAAGTGCGTATGGTCCTTGCAGAAAAAAGCCAGCTTGGTTTTACTGCGGAAGTCAGAGCTATTATCGGGAAGTATGGTGCGGATAAGCTCAGTGCTGTTGACAAGGTATATTACGCTGACATCTTGAAAGATGCGGAGGTTCTTGGCAATGGGTAATCACGCAATACTATCTGCATCTTCATCCCACAGATGGCTCCATTGCTTACCATCTGCAAGGCTTGAACTTGAGTTTGAAAACACAAGTGGAGAGGCGGCAAAAGTAGGTACTGCAGCACATGAACTCTCAGAACACAAACTGAAAAAGGCACTCCGCATCAGAAGTAAGAGGCCCGTGTCAGAGTATGATTCAGATGAAATGGAAGAATGCACAGATGA